CATGAAAGGGAACCTGAAGGTCGCTTACTATGACTATTCGCTTCATTTAATCCTCGTCGTCGTCCTCATAAGGTAGGCGATCCACTCGGTCGGGGATCGATGGCATGAGCCAATCGGGATACGCGTCACGATCTGTAATGATCGCCAGACATAGATCAACGGCAAAACCTGCTCGCCTGAGACTCTTATAGAATTCGTGCATGCAGATAGCGTATTGATCAAGCTGTGAGTAAGTATCGAGATCGATTACTTTCTTTCTTGCCATGTCAAAAATTATCGCTCAAGAAGTATGTTGTAAATCTCATCGACACGCGAGTTGAGTCGCTTAATTTCACCGAGCAGGTGAGTAATGACGTACCCGGCAAGGCCACCAATGACTGCAAGACTGGCGAAGTAGAGAGTAAAGAAGTCGTTCTGACTCACTTCTTCTTTTCGACTGTATCGACTGCCGCCTCCAAGGCATCTGCAACGATGTCGCCTACTGCCTTCTTAGCTCGGTAAGACTTGATCGCTGCACGAATGACAGGGATCGCTATGAGTCCGAGAGTTGCATAGATAATTGCTTCCATTAGTTTCCACCTATCATCGGGATATTGAAGAACGTATTGTCTGAATCGCCCTTGATAGTAAAGCTGACATGTGCATGGTGATTATGCTTATTGATCCCATCATAAGGACGCCAAGCCCAAGCCTTCTTAGATGAGGCGATACGGCCATCGAAGATGATGTAACTGATCCTCTTATCGCCAGACTTTGCCAATGCTCGAATCTGATCAACCAGATCAGGCATGAGATCGGGCTTTCCTTTTTTGCCAGCAAGGTCGCGGTCAATGTCAATGGCACGAACCCAGCCTTGCTCATCTGGATTATGATCAGACTTGCGCGCAGCGTGTCGAGTGTCGCCGATCCAGCCGTCTGAAGTTCTATCTCGATCTGGGAATGCGTCATCGATCTGCTCACGCAATTGGATTGCTGATCTTGAGAGCTTCGGCTTCACAGGTCTCACACTCCCATCGCTTTAGATCGTTAAGTGTCAATTCTGCATGATCGCATGGAGGAGGCGCAATGAATGCGTCATCAATAGGATCGTAGGTATAACCAATGCCTGCATAGTTATAGCGAATCTTGTTGTTGTAGCTAGTGCGCTTGCAGACTTGACCACGAATCTCGCCATAGGCCTGTTCCCAGTCTGTTATGCCATCTACTACTTCGTTCTCATCGCGGCCAGTAATGACTTCTGTGACGATGTTATTTTCATCTAGGAATGCATAATGTGCCATTAGACAGTCACTGTTCCTGTTCCTGCAGTAAATGAATAAATCTTATAGCCGCCCGTTGTCGTCTTTGTGTGTACCAACGTGCCGCCGATAGAAGTTAAATCTGGAAATGAGTCTGCGTAACGAATGATCACAATTCCAGATCCGCCTGCGCTTCCACCAGCTCCACCTGCTGCACCGCCACCGCCACCGCCACCGCCACCACCCGTATTAGTTGCGCCAGATGTACCGACCTGACCAGTATTACCTATTGAAGAACCACCATTACCACCACCGCCAGATCCACCTGTTGATCCCGATGCATTATTGTATGACCCGCCACCGCCACCGCCTGCGTACGTAACAGAAGATCCAGAATATGAATTAGCAGTACCGCCGCCGCCATTACCACCTTGCGATGTAGTTACTTGTAATCCTGCCGCGCTTGCACCGCCACCGCCGCCAGATGAACCAAAAGTCGCACTAGATGAAGCACCTGCGTTACCTTGGCCTGAAGTTGGAGATCCACCTGTACCGCCATTGGTTGATGCACCACCTGATCCACCATTACCACCATTGACAACGGCTAAAGATCCATAAGCACCAAATCCACCACCATCGGATGTGATGCTAGAAAAAACAGAATTATTTCCCACAGTATCAGCAGCGCCGCCAGCACCTACTGTAACTGTAAAACTCGCGCCAATAGAGAATGCAGCTGCAGTTCTAAATCCACCTGCACCACCACCACCACCGGCGTACGTGTTACCAGAGCTTGCAGTACCACCGCCACCGCCACCTGCGACGACTAGATAATCAACGCTAGTCACTCCAGCAGGAACTGGCTGCTTATATAAAACCGAAACGACATTGTTAAGCATTATGCAATGGCTCCGACGACGTACCAAGTATCTGTGCCCGTCTTAATGCAAGCTGCTGACTTGTACTGTCCAAGTGTGGGCTGTGCCGCTACTGTGCCAGCAGATAGGACTGTCGTCGTGCCAGAAGTTACGGCTTTGATTGTGCAAGTACCAGCACCTATGTTAAGGACTGTAAGGACTGTACCAATAGGGAAAGCTACAGAGGCATTGGTAGGGATAAGAAAGTTAATGGCCGTAGCCTTATTCATTAACTCGCACACTTGATAAGCGTCGGCGATAACTGCCGTATAATCGACAGTATTAGCTGCGCCGATAGTAAAGGCTACTAGGCCGTTATAGTCTGCGGCTGTAAAGATGTCGCCTGTTGTCGCTGGAAAGCCTTCTGCCATGATTTTCTCCTAGTATCCCATTATGGATTGTCCGATTATACCTGATGTTGATGATCCTATAATGAATCCTTCGACTATAGGCTCAAGTGTTGTTACTGTGCATTGCATAGAATTAGGGGTGATCAACCATTCCAAGCCCTGCACCTGCAAGGTCTTAACGATTGTCGAGCCGTCTGGTTGAACATTCGTGATCTCTACATTGTCAAAGTAATCTAGGCCGATCATTGTGTCAGTCGGTACATCTGGATCAAGAAGATCGACAGTCATGGCATCAATGCGGATGGTTGTCTCTTTACGGGTTGCAACGTATATTTTGGCGATGTCTGTAACCTGCGCGTCTGTCTGCGCTACGAGATTCTCCACGTTCATGCCATGAGGGAAGTATTTAGCGATCGATGTTGCATCACTCGATGAGACAGTAGTGCCACCAACTCTGGTCATGGTTGCGCTATTGATGATGAGCTTGTCATCGAAGGCGAACTTGAGGTCTGAGTAAGGAATTCCTGTAGTCTGATTGAACTGGATCGGTGCAACGCCTAGAGAACCCACAACGTCATTGCGATCCTTGAACTCGGCAGTGCCATCTGTACGGATAAAGAATGCGCCTTGCTCGGTGAACTCTGCCACCTGTAGGGCAGTAAGGCTTGAGCGAGTAGTCGCTGGATCAGCCTGACAAGTAGTGGATCCTGTGTCGATAATACGCATGCTCGATGGGAATGAGACTTGATCGAGGATCTTGCCCACGCGTGTGCCAGTGGTCTGCCCTGCGCCAGAGTCTGCAATGGTCGAGACGTTAGCCATGGCGAATAAGCGGAATGCATCTGAGCAGACGATATCGACGTATCCGATCTCCTGACCTTGAGGGTAGGTATATCGATAGTCTTGAACGTAGCCAGAGAATAAGAAGTGTTGAGTGGTTGCAGTAGTAGCAGCTACGCGGATCTTGCGTAGTGGAGTCAGATACCCAAAGTAGGGACTGGATGCATTCTGAGGGTTAAAGTAAGAGTCAGGATCTAAGACTCGGACTGTGCAACTTCCAGCCTCATAGGTATCGCGCATGATGTTGCGCCCGCGTCTGATCGTGATCTGGCGAGTGACATCGCTGAGATCGATGACGGGCTCTGGGACTTCACTCGATGCAAATTGATTGACTCCGATAACGCCGTACTTAGCATCGCCAATAGTAAACGGGTAGCCGAATGTAGCGCCTTGGCTAAAGTCGAAAGATACCGAGATGGTTGCTGGAAGACTCATCCTGAATCTGGCACAGTCGCGAATCTGCCAATGCGATTCACACTAGAGAATGTTCCTGATAAAGATTGGTTATTCTGTTGCTGAGTAACAATTGCCGCGACATCTTCGCCCGCAACTTTTACTTCAACATTAACAATAGGCGCTGGTGGAGTATAGGCCGTCGGCCCCATTCCCCCACCAGAAGTAAATGTCTCAGGGGTTACATAACTAGGTGGTACGAAGTTTGGTACGGGTGTGCCTAGCATGTTGCCGCCGAAATCAAGTGCCGGCACTTTCCATTCCGAGAAAGGATTAGGCGCTTTAGGTGTAGCAAGTAAGGCAAGACGTAGCTCATTATTGCGTTTAATTGCCGCATCTAGTTGATCTGAGATGGTTGTTGCAAGTGCCGCATTGCCATCAAGTAAGGCCTTTTGCAAGTTTAGAGATAAACGATCGGTCTCGCTCAACTTACCTTTAAGGGCTGCTTCGATACCAATAGCTTCTAGGTTAAGAGTCTTTGATGCCTTCTGTAATGCTAGAGACTTTTTCTGTGTATCGAGATTCTTCTTAGTAAGTGCGGCCAATTCTCTAGCACGTTTAGCTGCTGCCGCTTCAGCCGCTTTACGAGCTGCCAGTTGAGCTGAAGTTTCATAAATGCCAATAGGTTGAGAACCTTGGTAGCCCATTGATGGAGCATTGCGACGGAACTTAGCTGCCTTCTCCGCTGCCTCTATGGCCGCTAGGGCATTCTTTTCGTAATCATCGAATGGGTTAAAGCTCGCAAGGATGGCACGATCACTCGTAAGGACGTATAACTTCTGGAATCCGAATACTACGGCTGAGACAGTATCGGCAATTTTAGTTGCAAGGGTATCAATCTGATTGACGAACTGAGTTGTGTCACCTGCCGCGAATACTGATATTAATGACTCGACTAGTGCGCCACCGATTGTCTCGCTTGCCTCACCTGCGGCGGTCGTGATCAGTTGTAACTTGCCAGCGTAGGTAGTTAGATATTCTGCATTAGCCCCAGAGAATTGCTTATTCAGCCTTTCCTGAACTTCTGCGAACTTCATAGTCTTTAATTCTGCAACACTTACGCCTAGTGCGTACTTGGTAAGGCCTCTAGTCTGGCCTACATAGGCACGACTGAGATCGTTTACGACTGTTTCATAATCAATGCCAGAACCTGCTGAGATATCTGTAGCCTGAGCGAGTAACTCCTGAGCCTTGGTAACTGATCCAGTAGTCTGCAATAAGCGTTGCATTGCCGGACGAAGCTGATCATCTGTAACGCCAGACATGCGAGAAAGGTCTGAGATATAACGCTCGATGCGTGGAGCCTCGAACTCTAATCCTAGATTCTTTACCGCTAAGGCTAAACGATTGGCTGCCTTCTCATCCTCAATGAATGCCTTTGATGCATTCTTAGCGAACTTGAGAAGTTGCTGGGCTCCGAATACTGCTGCGAGGCTCTTGCCTAATCTTTTAACGCTTTTGTCAAGAGCATTGGTGGCTTTATTGGCATCGCCAAAGGCTTTCTTGCCCTTGAACTCACCGATAATCGGAATGCGTAACTCAGCCATTAGATACCTTTCGCATTAAACTTAGCGGCGGCCTTTTCAAGCGCCTTGATAACGCCAGATTTAGCTTTACCTTGATCTTGGTCATAAGCCTTAAACATTGCTCGACCTTGCATCTTTGCCCGACCTGCGAATGATCCAGAGAAACGCGGACTGAAGTTGCCTGTCATTCCAGACTTACGGCCTGCGGTCTCAACGATTGCACCTGCGGCAGTCTTATTGTGAATTGATACTGTCTGCACCCATCCTTGGCGATTAGGCTTGGTAGGTGTCAGCTTGTAACCAATTCCGCGCCGGGCTTCTGCTGCGTCGTACATTGGGAACTTAGCGGTCTTGACTTCATGCTTTACGAATCCAGATGGAGCCTCTGAGTTAGATGGAAGAAATCCTCTAGCCTTTTTAACCAAAGGCTTTAAGAATCCAACCATCTCGTCGCGAGTTTCTTTATCAAGATCAGGCGAAAATTGCTTCAGAGCCTTGCGAAGCGCACTAGCGCCTTTTAGCTCTGTAGGCATCTGCCTGCTCCTTTGCTCTATCCTTC